TGATATTAGTAGATATTATGACGAATTAATTGACATGAATCAACGTGCTGCTAGTGCTACACATGGTCATCTTGTACCTATTCCATATCAGCATAAGATGGCACTATGGATGGCACTGATGAGTGTTAATGTATTAGAAGGCATACGTTTCTATGTTAGCTTTGCTTGTTCGTGGGCATTTGCTGAAGTTAAGAAAATGGAAGGTAATGCTAAGATCATTAAGTTCATCGCCCGCGATGAAAACTTACATCTAGCAAGTACACAGACACTACTTAAGATCCTACCCAAAGATGATCCAGACTTTGCCCAGATTGAGCTAGAGTGTAGAGATCAAGCAGTAGCACTATTTGAAGCTGCTGTTAATCAAGAAAAGAAGTGGGCTGAATATCTCTTCAAGAATGGTTCTATGATTGGACTTAATTATCAATTGCTATGCGAATATGTTGAGTGGATTGCCAATAAAAGAATGACAGCCATTGGTCTTCCAACTAAGTACAAGGGAGGAACAAATCCTCTACCCTGGACACAAAAGTGGATCTCGGGCGCTGAAGTACAAGTTGCTCCTAAGGAAACTGAGATAACTAGTTATATCAACGGTGGTGTTAAACAAGACGTCGATGAAAATAGCTTTAGCGGATTCTCATTATAAAGGATATAGAAATGATCACATTATATAGTAAACCAGCCTGTCCTTATTGCGATCGTGCAAAGATTTGGTTAGAAAATAATAACATTGCATATGTAGTTGTAAATGTAATGGAAGATATTCGAGCTTTAGAGTTTATCAAATCAAAAGGACACAAGACAGTACCTCAGATCTATCTAGGTGACTCTGTACTAGTTGAAGGTGGTTACGATGGATTGAAGAAGTCTGATCCAAATGAATTAAAAGAAAGACTAGCAGCATAATGATAGTAAAAAAGTATAACATAGGTGAAATACATACACTCAAGTTAGTAACAGGCGAAGAGATCATTACTAAATTAAGTGGAGTAGACGATACTGGTTATTCAATCGTTAGACCATTAGTATTAAGTATGACTGGGCAAGGAGTTGCAATGACTCCTTTCTTATTTACTGCTGAAATAAAAGGTGAAATAACGATTCCTAAAAATGCTGTTATTGCTATAGCATCTACAGACAAACAAACTGCCAGTCAGTACATACAGGGTACTACAGGTATAATGCCTGCTAATGCCGGGTTAGGTAAACTATTTTAATCACCAGCAAATACATCGGCGCTTCCAGCTCCGATCGTATCACCCTCGACTGAATCTCCTATCCTAGCTACACCTTTACCATTAATCTTCACTGTTCCTGAACAAGAAGTAGTTCTATGTGTAGCTTCACTTGGATGTGGATCTCCTCTATACGCAGGAGCAGCACCGTGTGGGTTCCATAACCCATCCATAAGAACAACACCCTTACCGTTAATTTTTACGTTAGTACTCCATTCTGCTGGAGTTCTAGGTTGATAGGTTGAGTGCCCTGTAGTTTTATCGCCTTCTAATGTAATTGGTTTTCCCATATTATGCCACCGTTGCTAATAATGCTTTTAATGCGTTAGCTATTGGATCATAGCTAGGCAATGATACAGTATGTGTAAATGTTTGTCCATCGATTGTATAGGTGCAAGTTTCGGTTAATCTTGACGGACTGTTAACTTTAAATATCGTTTTAAATGTTCCAACTACTGGAGTAGTAGTGATAGTTTGTTGTTGATTATTTAAATCAATATAACTCCAACTTAATGGAATAATGTTAAGATACTGTCCAGATAATATCACCTTACCTGCTGATTTAGAAATAGTCACTCCTGGATCAACATAGCTTCTAGTAACTACTGGTATAGTTGTTGATGGAGTAGTTGACGGTTCTCCGTCGGGATCGGTTGATTCTATTAGCACATTAATTGTTAGTGTAAATTGTGTCGCAAAAGAAACTGTAGCACTAGTTGGACTAAGCATCCGATAATCTCCAAATTATTTATAATAAATATTGCTATGGAACGTATCTCACCGAGTTCAAACATAACAAAAATGCAGAGATTTGAAGGTGCAACTGCTCTAGCAGATGCCCAAAAAGCTGCCGAAGCTCTGGCAAATTCTACAAATTCTACTGTGTTTGCTAATGTAATAGTAAATGGTAAAAAAACAACAGTACCTGGATATCCTACAAAAGACGCAGGAAATCAAAATCCATTTATAAAAATAACAGAATCTAAAGTAGGTAAAATTTCAAATCCTGCTGATACTGCTAGGATATTAGCAACTGCCCAAGCTGCAATTAGAAATATGACAACTACTGTAGAAGTTGCTGGAGTTAAGTATACAGCACCACCGCCTGCAAGGCCAACTGATGCAACAAACGCTGCGAAAGGAAAACCTGGGACAATAGCCGGTACTAACATGAAACAGCCAAATGTTAGAGCTGCTGCAATTACTGCTATGCAACAAGCTAAGTCAGGATCGTCTACTGATGAAAACGATTCCAATGGCGATCCAAAGAAAACAGGTTCGTCAACTTTTGAAAAAGCTATACAATACAATATTCCTAGAGAAACTACTGGTAAAATATCAACATTGGAAGGCGTAATGGACGGAGTAAATCCTAGCGCATTAAAAGGTGCATTAGGTAGTTTACCAGGATCTTTTAAGTCGCTATTACCAGCAGGCGCTCTACCCGGATTATTAAAACAATCACCTGTTCCAATAAACAATTTGTTAAACATTGCTTCGGGAAAAGCATTAGGATCAGTTGCAGGACAAGCAGTAAATTCTGTATCATCAGGTATATCAACAGGATCTTCAGGATTAACAAGTTCTTTAAAATCTGTATCATTAGGAACAGGATTAGGACTTGCTTCGACTCGTGCGGTATTAAGTAATGTTATGGGATCTTCATTAACAAATGTTATGACAGGCAATAGTGTGAAGATAAGTGTACCGCATATAGATACAGGAGCTATGGCTAAGATTTCTCTAAATTCAGCTTCAGCTATACCAACTACTATACCTAGAGTTAATGCATCTGATCCTATGTTTTCGAGAATGGCTAGTGTCATAGGGGGAGCAGTTGGTGGCAGGGTAGCATTACTACCTACTAATTTAAGTGTAGGATCACTTACTGGCGGTGTAAGCGGAATAACATCAGCATTAGGTAGCGGAGTAGCTGGGTCAGTTAGTGGTATTGCACAAAAGCTAGCGCCAGCAGCAGTTTCTAATATATTTTCTCCTAGTCAATTAACAAGCGCATTACCTGGAAATGTTTCAAAGTTAGTGTCGTCAGGTATACCGCATCGCACAGCTAATCCAAGTGCAATGGGTACTAGTCCAAGGTCAGGTCCATTCACTACACCCCCAAATGATATAACTAATCGCAGAAAGGCTGCTCCGGCAGTGAGATCAATATTGCCCAGAGGCGGGGCCCATCCTCCAGTAACTCCTCCTTCGGGCTCTGCACAAAAGGGTGGGAAAATAGATTACGGTCTTATTATATCGCCGGGCGGAATAAAACTAGGCGAAATGGTTAGAAATGGTAAGAAGCAAAGCTACGAATTACCGCCCAAAGGTCAGTTAGGAAAGAGCCTGGAAGAAATAGTTGACGGATTAAAGTATCTAGCTACAAACGTAGTTGATCCTCTAGATAAAGCTTTTGGAAAATCAACTATAGAATCAGGATTTAGAGGCCCGGGTAGCACTAATTTTGCAAAGAGCGATCATAGCATAGGCGGTGCAGTTGATGTGTCTTGGAAAAGTGCTGCAAAACATTACGAAATAGCCCAGTGGGCAGTAAAATATATAAAAGATTCCACAGTAGTATTATTTTTTCAGTATGCTGGCGATCCAGGATACATTCATATAGCTGCTGGACCAAATGTAAAATATAAAGCGCCCTACACTTTCTGCACGTCATTTGATGACGGAACTACATTTAAAGAAGGTATACATCGTCCACCTTGGGCTTCATAATTTATCTTGACAAGCCTATAAACATATGTTATAAATAACATACTGTTGTTGATAGCAAAGCAATAAAACGATCAGGACCCGGGGGCGGTACCCGGCGTCTCCACCATAAGCACATAGGTTGTAGTAGCAACAATATAACTGAGTGCCCCGTAGGATTATAGTTCTATGTGTTTTTGATGGGGACGAAACAGGATCGACTGGCGTATAAAGGTTGAAGTAGACAGTCCGGCGAAAGCTCGGTTAACGCAATAAAACTTATAGATGCAAACGACAACGTTGCAACTTATGAAATGGCTCTAGCAGCTTGATTTCAATGCGCTCGGGGGAGCGTGGAAACAGAATCCCCCACTTTTTCATCTTATTATTGTATTTGGATAATAATATTAGAATAAGTATAATAGTAATTGAGAGGTAGAAAAAATGAGAAGATATCTAACGACAATAAGTGCTTCGTTATTTTTAACATTGATTTTGTCATCAAATAAAGCATTAGCAGCTCCGGATCTAAAATCTAAGGAAGAAATTATAAACTTCCAAAAGGCACATGGACTAAAGCCTGACGGTATCATAGGTAAGAGGACTAGAGCAGCACTAAAGGTAGAATCTAAGAAGACAGAGATTAGTCTGATTAATTCTCCATTAGATAACAATCCATCAACACATGCAATCTCTATAAAGAGAACAACTTTAAGACCTAAAAAAGTAGTAAAGATAGAAGAAAAATGTCAGTTCCTATTTTGGGAATTAGAATGCGCAAAAACTGAATCTTCAGCAAATGCAAAAAACAACACAACTAATATTAAAGCACAGACTAAGGTTGTGGAAAAAGGTTTAACTATGGTTGGCATGGATGTGAAGACAGATAGAAAAGAACTAGAACAAAAATTCTCTAACGCTTTTGGGTTTAAAGTAGATCCGGCACGTATTCCTTGGTGTGCTGCTTGGGCTAATACTGTATTAGCTTCAGTTGGTATGGAAGGCACTAATAGTTTAACTGCCCGTAGTTTCTTAGCGTGGGGAGAACCAGTTAAAAATCCATCAGAAGGTGATATCGTTGTTATGCGTCGCGGACATAACAAATGGGCAGGACATGTAGGATTTTATATCAACACCGTTGAATATGATGGTAGACAGTATATTGCTGTCTTAGGCGGAAATCAAGCACGTAGTGTGAGCATTGCATATTACGACGCTAAAAGAGTCATTGGTTATAGAAAATCAATACGGTCATAATAACATACTATAATATAATAAATAAATCGAGGATGGGGGAATGTACCCCCATTTCTTTTTCTTGACATTATTACACGTTTGTCATAATATTAGTATGAAGGAGAAAACATGAAATGGCATACTGGGGATATCATCTCGTACTAGACTGCGCTCACTGCGATCCAGAAGCAATCAATAGCTACGATACAATTTATAATTTCACTAAACAGCTAGTCAACGACATTGACATGGTTGCATATGGCGAGCCACAGATCGTTAACTTCGGTAGCGGTAACAAGGCTGGATACACTCTAGTACAGTTGATAGAAACTTCAAACATCTGTGCTCATTTCGTTCCTGACGACTTAGAGGGCGGCAATGCTATGTACCTCGATGTTTTCTCTTGTAAGGAATACGACGATCAAATCGTTATTGATTTGGTAAAGAAGTATTTTGGCGCACGAAAGGTACGTGCTTCTTACCTTACAAGACAGGCTTAATACATGGTAAAAAAATCTGAAGAGTTAGATTCGGAC